AGTCATTAGGTTTTCCACTATCTATTTCGCCGCCAGATTCTTTTATTTGATTCAGAATCGATAGGTGCCTTTTATTAATCACCAAGGACCTCATCTGTAAACTCTACATCATCAATACCAAGTTTTTCTTTGTATTTTAATATAACTTTATCACAAATGAGTTCGTAAACATATTCTCTTAGTTCGTCATTTTTGGTAATTAACTCTTCCCAATCTTTTGACATAAACTTATGTTCATCTCCGTTCTGGTCCACTAATGTATACCAAGCACCACCTGACTTAACAAGTTTATGCTCTTTCATTACACTTAACCAACCGCCATAGTTATCAATTCCGGAATCAAAATACATATCGTAGTCTGCGTGTCTCAAAGGTGGGCCTAATCTGTTTTTAATGATTTGAGCTCTACACTTCATACCTAAGATATTCTTTTTCTTACTATCTTTGATTTGACCCATATTTTTTAATCTAACACGGGTTGAAGCGTGAAATGGTAATGCTTTACCACCACTCGTAGTCCACGGGTCTCCAAACATAACACCTAACTTTTGTCTTAATTGATTTGTAAAGACAAGTGCTACTTTTTGACGACCAATCATTTGAGTTATCTTACGAAGTGCTTTTGAGATAACGATTGCTTTTGTAGTCGCATATCCGTCTTTTTCAAAGTCTGCTTCTATTTCAACTTTCGTTGATGTAGCCGCTAGTGAGTCCACCAAGATAGTTACTAATCTATCTTTGTCTGATTCACGAACTTTGGTAATGATATCTTCAATGGCTTCAAATATATCTTCAACACACTCGAAGTGCAGATATAACAATTTACTAACATCAACACCAATAGCTTCCAAGAAATCTCTACTGACTGATGTTTCTGTATCCATATAAACTGCGATACCACCTTTCTTTTGAGTTTCTGCAAGTATGTGTGATGCAAGTAGTGATTTACCACTTGATTCTAATCCATTGATTTCTGTAATTCTACCAACAGCAATACCTCCGTCTTCACGATTAGAGATTGCTAAATCTAACATTGAAGACCCTGTTGAAATAAAGTCTTTAATGTCTGTTGGTGTATCATCACTTCCGTCAAGGAAATACGCTACTTTGTTGTCTTTGAACTTTTTGTTCAGGTTATCGGCTATGACATTAGCCAAATCGTCTTTTACTGACATTTTCTACTCCTTAATTGTTAAATAAATCGTCGAATTGTTGACTAGCATCTTGAACTTTTGAAGCTGATTCTTTTTCAGCTTTGTCTTCTGCTAGTTTTTGGTCAAATTCATTTACTGATTTTTTTGGTTCTTCTGTTGAAGTTTCTGTTGATTCTTCATCAGGATTTAACCACTCGTTCAAGACATTTGTCAAATCTTCATATGACAACTCTTGATAGATATCAGTAATTTCTTTTTGAGTATCTTTAATTCGTTCCAATATATTAGAGTCCTCAGTTATCGGTGTTTGATTAGGTTTAACACGAATTGAAGTTGAAGGAAATGATGCTCCTGTTTCTTCAGCAGTTTTAAACTCTAATGTAATATCACGACCATTTTTCGGGTCTGTAATGTCTCCGTAATCTGGGTCAGCTATGATTGAAAGAAGTTCTTGATAAACTGTCTTTCCAAATCCCCAAAACTTAACTCCTTCAGATTCTTCACCACGAACAATAACAGGTGCAAAGGTTCTCATCTTGGCTTCTAATTTTCTACCAAGTGTGTAGTCATCTTTACTACCGGTTGTTTTTAGTCTTTGTGAAAATTCTTCAATCGGGTCTGGTCTACCGAAACTGATTGGTGAAAGATAGTTCTTACCACCTAAATTATAGTGAAAAAATAACTCTATAAATGGTGTATCTGGATTGAATTTGTAAGGAACTACTCTAACTTGTTGTTTTCCTGGTTGCGGTTTCCAAAGATTTGAAGTTCTCGTGTTGGTTGATTGTAACTGGTTTAACCTTTTTTTGATTGCGTTAATATCCATTTTGTTTCTCCTATTAATTAATTGTTAATTGTTTAATTGTTATTCAGTAATAAATATAAAGAACTTTTCTAAAATACCAAGCTATTTTACCATTCTCGAACATTTATTATTTTGAATATTTTTGTAGGGATAATATTCAAACCCTCTTCATTTGTCAATAGTAAATTATTTTGATATCTTTCCCACGGGATTGCAAATGACTTATCCAATACTCCGTTGTTTAAACTTCTAATCGCTTCGTTTAATGCGTTAATTGTATAAAGTGTATTGGATTGTTTTTTTCTATGTAAAGAGATAGTTCCTGATATTGCTTCATCTCCGTCATAATAATCCTCAACCATTTCTATATTGTAAGTGCAAATTAATTGTCCTGCATCGTCTTCGTTTTGAAATACATAAATTTTATCAAATAAAATAGTATAAGAATCTATAATAGAATCAACAACAAGATTTAACTTGCTGTGTGTTGTGAAAGTGCATAATAATTGAGTTTTCATTATTTTCCTAATCCGTTCTTTTCTCTATTTGCTTTTCTATCAGCATCAACTTTATCCTTCATACACTCTTTCATATCATCTTCATAATAACTGGCAACTTTTTGACTTGAAGTTCCTGCACTTCTCCACTCGTCTTTGAACAATCTAAAATCTTTCTCACCATCTTTTCCTTTTACTATAATACCACCACTTTCTGAATCTATTCTACATTTCTTTTTCAAATGTTCTTTTAATCCTTTTCTATCTCCGGGTGGCATATCATAACCTGTTTTTTCTGCTAAACACTCTCTTATGTGTCTTGGTTTTACACTTCTTCCACCAACAACTATTGTGGCATCACCATCATAATTCTCTACATATTTGTTTATATGCATTGAATCAAGAACAGTTGTTAAATAAGCTTGTG